AGGACATCGAGGTCGCGTACACATTCCCCGACCGCGTGATCGCCTACACATGGCCCGCGAACGGCGGCAAGCGGCAGGTGTGGGAAATTCCCTACAGCCGTGGCGAGGGGGACGCCATCGTGTTCGGCGCACCGGTCGAAGTCGCGCAAATCATGCTGTTTGAACCCGTCACCGAATCCACCGCCCCCGGCAAACCGGCCCAAGGCCAGCGGCTGCAAGAGACCATCGAACAGACGCTCACCGTCACCGAAGCCAAGGGCGACGGCGGGCAGCGCAAAATCAAGGCCATCGGCATCACCGCCGATGTGGTCAACGCCAACGGCCGGCGCTACCCGCGCAAGGTCCTGGCAGAGGCAGTGGCCCGGCTCAACGGCCATCTGCACGAGAGCAATGGGCAGGGTCAATTCATCGCGACGGGCGAGGCGGAACATCCGTCCGACAAAGGCCAGCGCGCCAGCATCCTGGAAACGGTAGTCAAGTGGCAGGCGGCATCCCTGGACGCACCCGGACGGGTGCTGCTGGAAGGCGTCATCCTGCCCACCGCAAAGGGGCGCGACGTGCAGGTGCTTGTCGAGGCCGGCGTTCCTATCGGCGTTTCGATGCGTGGATACGGCTCCTCGCGCACCGTCCAGGAATCGGGCGAGAGCGTGCAGGAAGTGACCGAGTTAACGATCAAGGGCTTCGACCTGGTGGCGCAACCCAGTGACCCCAACGGGGCCATCACGGAAACGGCGCAACCGGTCGAGGCGAACAAACTACAGGAGGCACAACGAATGACCGAGGAAGAGCGCAAGGCACTGGAGGAAGCGAACCGCAAGCTCCAGGCAGATTTAGAGGAATCGCGCAAGCTCCAGGCCGACCAGGCTAAGAGCTTGGAGGAGGCGCAGAAGGCGCAGACCGAACTGGCAGAGCGCAAGGCGCGCGAGGCGGTGGAAGCGGCAATCACCGAGGCGACTAAGGATCTCAAGTACGGCGATGCGCTGAACCTGAGCTTTGCCGAGTCGCTGCGGGCCGCCAAGCCTGCCGACGCTGCGGCTGTCAAGGCGCTGGTGGAAGCCAAGCGCGCCGAGTACGACAGCATCGTCGCCGCCATTCGCCTGGGTGGCATGGGCAAGGATGTCAGGGTCGTGGGACCGACGTTTGAGCGCGAAACTGGACGGCCGGAGTTCACCCGCGCCGCCTACGAACTGAGCGAGTCGCTGGTCAAGTCCGGCGAGGGGCAGCGCCGCGACTTCGGGCGCAACGACGCCAGCCGCGGCGAACTGTTCACTGCTCAGGTGCTGGAGCGCTTTGACCGCATCAATCAGCGCCACTTGCTGGCAGAGGCGCGGGCGTTCGAGGAAGCCGAAACCACGTCGGATCTGTCGCTGCCCTACAGTGTGTCCCGTATGATTATCGAGCAGGCTTACCCTGAGTTGGTGGCGGCCAACGTCTACGACTTCGGCGTGACCGACGTCAGTCCGGCTAAGATTTTCTACGAAGCCTACGCGGGCGAGTCCGGCGCGAGCGCGACCGTCACCGACGAAGTGGTCGCGGCGTCGCTAGCAGGCTGGGTGCAACTCGCCAACAAGCGCATCCGTCCCGGCACGGTGGTGCTGACCCACACGTCCGGCTCCCCGACCTATGTCGAGGGCACGGATTACGTGATGGATTACGAAGAAGGCAAAGTACTCGCCATCGCCACGATCACCGAAGCGCAGTCGCTGAAAATCGACTACGTGGCCGACCTGTTCCGCCGCGGTGAGAATGTCGCCATCCAGCGGGCCAAGAACACGCTGTCCGATGCGCTGGTCACAATGGCTGCCGACCGGCTTGCCACCCAGATCACCAAGGAGGCCATCGTTTTCAGCCGCTCGCAGTTGGGCTACGACGCGGTGACGCGCACCCTGGGCAACCTGGCGCGGCTGCTGCGGCGCAAGATTGACAAGGACATCCTGTGGAAGGGCTTGACCTATGCCCTCAAGCAGGCCAACAACAGCGGCGGCACTTGGACGGCGAGCAGCGATGCAATCAGCATCCTGGCGACCTACATCGGTATCGCCAAGACGAAGATTTACAACCGCTACTACATGCCTACGGCCATCGTGATGAGCGCGACCAACGCCGACCGCCTGAGCAACTGGACGGACGGCTTCAAGCGCGACGGCTTCCCCAATGCGACGCTCAACGCGGCCGGGTTTGCGGGCGGTGTCAAGGGCCTGCCGATCTTCACCTCGACGGAGTTCCCGGACGGCTACATTCAGATCGTCAACCGCGAGCTGGTGGCGCACCGGGTCATGCAGCCGATGACCATCTTCGGGCCGTTCCCGTCCTACGAAAACGGGCTGCTGGTCGCGGCTGACCAGTACTACATGGAGGAGTTCAACGGCTCCTACGTGCCGGTCGAGCAGAAGACGTCCTACGTCAAGGTGGCGTAACCCTAGTTACGCAGAGCAACAGCACAGCAGGGGAGGCGATAAACCTCCCCTTTCCCTTGGAGGAAACGTGAACGCAAAACAAGTTTCAATGATGGCTGCGGGTCTGATGCTGGCGTTGGCGTTGTTCGTCGTGGCCCAACCCGCTCCCGCGCCCGCCGCTGCGCAGGATGCGCCGTCCAGCCAGTTGACGGTGGATGTGTTGAACGCCACCTACATCGCGACCAGCACCGTCAACACCGCCGCCCCCAACGTAGACGTGCAGGGGCGCGACGTGAGCAAGACCGCCGGCTGGAAGTCGGTTGACATCTTCGTGACCGGCGATGTGTCCGGCACGGCCTGGCTGACCGCTACGGCCCAGGTGAGCGCCGACGGGGTGAACTGGACCAACGCCGATTACGAATACTGGACCGGCAGCGCCATCGCATCGAAAACGCACGCGCGCTCGCTAAACGCCGACGGCTCCGAGTACATGACACTGCCCCTCGCGGGCGAGTTCTGGCGCCTGAGCGTGCAGACCACGGGCGGCGTTACGACCACAGTCAAGGCGACACTGCGCCGCTAGGAGGCACGATGCTGACAGTCCAGTATATCGGCAAAGGCGAACGCACCATCGGCACGCAGGTGGCCTATCCTGGCGAGATGCTGACCACGACGCCCAACATGCTTGCGGCATGGCGGGCGCAGTATGGCGACGTGTTCGCCGTGCCGGGTGAAGCCGCACCGGAACAGGCACCGGAACAGGCACCGGCAGACGAAGCCGCGCCGGGTGAAGCCGCACCGGAACAGGCACCGGAACAGGCACCGGCAGACGAAGCCGCGCCCAAGGCTCCCCGGAGCAAGGCCGCCAAATGACCATCTCCCTCGCCACCCTTGCCGACCGCCTGCAACGCACCGTGCCCGCCCGCAACGGCGTGCCCAGCGACTATGAGCAACTGTGCCGCGATGCCGTGGCGCAGTTGTCGCAGGACGTGCCCGTCATCACCTCCGCTACCATCCAGGTGCAAGCGGGCGTGGCGAGCTATGCGCTGCCCTCGGACTTCCTGAGCATCATCGAACTGGGGGGCGTTGGGTGGGGCGGCGGCGTGATCGTAGGCGACAACGGGCTGATTCCGGTCGGCAACGGCTGGCAGGAGGCGCACTACATCGAAGGCGACAGTATCCGCCTTGACCCCGTGCCGGCCTACACTGCCGCTCGCACGCTGCGCTACGCGGCGCGGCATGTGGCCGCGGCAGGCATCTACGGGCGGCTCAGTGAGAACGGGGCGCGTGTGGCGCTGCTGTATGCACAGTACCTGGCGCTGATGGAACAGGCGAACGCGGTGGCCGGCGACGGTTGGAGCTACAAGATCGGCGACGAATCGGTGGACAAGCGCGGCGTGGGCGCGGCCATCCAGGCGCAGGCAGCGCAGGCGCTCACCGGCTATCACAACGCCGTGCGCCCGCTGCAAGGCTATGGGTCGCGCTACCGGGCAAATCCGTTCAGCGCCGCGGCAATGGAGGTCTGATGCTTACCGAAGCTGACCGCAACCAAATCACCGCCGACCTGCTGGCCATCCGCAACGAACGGCCCCAGAGCATCGCCATCCGGCGCGGCAACCAGACGCTCGTCGCGCAGACGGTGCGCATCGCCCGCGGGGGCAACATCCAGGCCGGCACGTCGGACCTGGAGGCCATCCAGGCGGCAGTGGGCGCGGCCATCGTGGTGGGTGACGCGGCGCTCAATATTCAGCCCGGCGATCGCTTCACGGTGGGGGCAATGCTCTACGAGGTGACGGCCATCCACCCCAACCGCGACCACGGCACGCAGGCGCAGGCGAGGCAGGTGCACTAATGCCTACGCAGACCTCCGGTATCCGCTGGCAGCGCCCACCGAGCGAGCTGGCGACGGCCATCGAACGCTACGGCGACCGCGTGCTGCGGACCGTGGCGGCCATCGCGCAGTACACCGCTACGCAGATGCAGAACGACGCCAAGAATAACGCGCCCTGGACGGACAGGACCGGCAATGCGCGGACAGGCCTGTTCGGGACGAGCGAGGCCGACTTTGCGGCGAAGGTGGTGACGATCTACCTGAGTCACGGGGCGACTATAAATTATGGTGTTTGGCTCGAACTCGCGAATTCGTCCAGGTATGCGTGCATCATGCCTGCAATGCAATCCCACTACGAGCCCCTGATGCAGATGCTGCGGGAGGCGTTCGCGTGAGTGCCTACGCCGCCATCCTCGCAGCCCTCCAAGGCGACGCGCAGCTTGCGGCCATCCTCACCGGCGGTCTGTACGACGGTTTGACCGTGACCGACATCAGCCGGCAGGCGACGCCGCTAGCCTATGACGCCTACCAGGAGCTCAAGCCCTGCGGCCTGCTCAAGATGGAGACACAGGCGCCCACCGGCCCCCACCCCGACGGGTCGCGGCTGTTCGTAGTGCTGTGGCTGTATCAGCAGCATGGCAGTGCAGCGATCGACGCCGCGCGGGCGCGGGCCTACCACGTGCTGCACCGGCAGACGTTGGCGGGTGCGTGGGACGTCAGGCACGCTGACGACATTCTGGGCATCGAGATTCAGGCGCTAGGCGTGCCGGCCATTATGTCGAGATACGTGGCGACGGTGAACAGGAGCGCGGGCTAATGGCAGGCTACGGCAATTACCCCTTTGGGCTGCGGCAGATTGCGCTCTACAGCAGCGACGGCACCGGCAAGGTGCTCCTGCCCGTGGCGCTGATGCTGCACGTCACCCCGCTGCTGGAGTCGGCGCGCTTCGAAGCGGATGGGCACCTCGTGGGCGCGGCGTCGTTCGTGGCGGGTGCGGAGTGGGAGTTGGAGGCGGGCGGCATCTCTTTGGAGGCGCTCGCCAAGTTGACCGGCGGCGCGGCCAACCAGGTGGGGAGCACGCCCAACCGCACGTTGACGCTCAGCCAGGACGCTGGGGCCCACATGCCCTACCTGCGCATCGCGGGGCGGGCCGTGGCGGCCGACGGCGGGGACATCATCGCCCGGCTCTACCGCTGCAAGGTGGAGGCGCTGGAGGGCACGTTCCGCGATGGGGAGTTTTGGGTGAGTTACGCCAAGGGGGTCGCGGTGACAAACGGCTCCCTCGTGTATGAGTTTGTGCAACAAGAGACAGTGGCCGCGCTCTAGCGGCAAGGAGATACATCATGCCATTGACAAGCACGACCCGCCCTTTTGGTCTGCGCGAGATTACGGTAGTGCCGCTGCCCACGGGCACGGCGGTCAAGCTGCCGGCCGCGCAAACGCTCAGTTTCAGCGAGGCGTTGACGTCGGGTGAGCTGCGCGGTGACGACGCGACGCAGGCCATCGCCGCCATCTTAGACAAAGTCGAGTGGGAGTTGGAGAGCGGCGGCATTTCCTTCGAAGCGTTGAAGGTGATGACGGGCCGCACCATCACGCTGACTGGCACGGCGCCCAGCCAGGTTAACACGATGCTGGGCGCGGCGGGGGCGACGTACCCGTATTTCAAAATCTACGGGAAGATCGTCAACGACGACGGGTCAGACATCCATGTGCTGCTGCACAAGTGCAAGCTGACCGAAGGGCTGGAGGGCGAGTTCGCCGATGGCGAGTTCTACGTCCAGAGTTGCAGCGGCATCGCCATCAGCGACGGGACGAAGATCTATTCGCTAGTTCACAACGAGACCGCGGCCTCGGTCCCGGCCAGCTAACCAGAGCACCAAGAGAGGCGCGACACATGAACCTTGCAGAATGGCG